GTCGTAGACGAACACGAGCTGTTTCTGCTGGCCCTCAACGGTCGTTACCTGCAACTGCTGCAACCCGGGAGCAAGCCGACGCCGCGTGACGTGGTCGACTTCACCCGCTGGTCGCACGTCGCACGTCAGGCTCTGGTAGCGCGTATGAGCGAGAAAGCCGCCGCACTGGTGGCTTCGCTCACGCCGACAGCAGATAACGTCACCAGCGAGCGCATGCAAGCTCTCGCAGAAGGCTTCGACGCTGACTTCGCTCACATCACGGCAGAGAACGTTCAGACGGTGATCAGCGCCCTACGCGCCGGTCGCGATGACCTGGGTAAGATGTTCACCAAAGCCCTCGGCGGCGCTATGGGGCAACTGCTGTCGAACAGGGTGCAGAAGATCACCTTCTTCGCTCATGACTCGGCAGACCGCAAGTGGGACGCCAGCCGACTCTTGAGCTTCGCCGCTCGCGAGTTCGTGTATCGCCTCCAATTGCTGAAGCAACTGTCTGATGTAGGTGACGGTCTGGCCGAAGTGTTCTACCCGGACCATGAAGAGGACGGCCTCGTGTTCAGCCCGAAAGGCAACGACAAGGCTCACCCATCCTTCGCGGACCTGGAAAAGACGGTGTTCCACCCAAACTCAAAAGCCGAGGTGATCCCGCATGCTGCGACCTAACCAGATTTTCGTCATTGAGAAGCGGGCTGGCAACGATGTATACGGCCAGCCGGTTCAGGGTGTCCGGTCTCGCGAGCGCGGGTCGATTGTGAAGTTCCCGACCACTGACGTGAAGTCGGCGGTGCGCGCTGACAGTTCGGCATCAAGGGGCAACGCGCACGAATTCCAAGCCGACGCTGTCGTGCTGCTGACGAACAAGACTGTGGCGACTCTTCACGACTTTCTCATCATTCGCGGGTTCACCCTGCGCATCATGATGATCCACCCACGCTGGTCCGCCGCTGGTCTACTCGACCACTACGAATGCGAACTGAAAATCTGGGAGCTGCCATCGTGAACCTGCTACCTATCGCTGAAAGACTGCAAGCGGCGAACCTGGGCACCCTGGGCACAACCATCTTCGTCAACATGATGCCAACAGAGTGTGAGGCTGGCATTTTGTTGCGTCAGCCGCTAACCGGGACGCACATCAACTACGAGCTGCCCGAATACTTCAAAACACGCCTTCAGGTCATTGTTCGCACGCGGAACTTCGAAGCGGGGATGTTACTGATCAAGCAAGCCACGGCAGCACTGCTGATCAAGTCAGACGAGCAAGTTGGCGGTATGTTCGTTCGATACATGCGCCCGGCGTCGAAGCCCGTGTCGTTCCCGGTCACCCTGGGCAACTTCATTGAGTTCACGGTGCCAATGGACGTCTGCTACAACGAGGCGGACGAATAATGGGCCTCGTAGTCAGCGGGTTTGCCGGTGTAGAAGCGATGCTCATCCGAGTCGACATGGACACGAAGAAGCGCGTGACGTCGAAGATGTGGCTGAAGGCGAAGAAGATTCAAGAACTCGCAATCAAGATGGCGCCGGTCGACGAAGGGAACTTGGAAAAGGCGATCAAAGTGTCACCTTCCACCCCAGGGCGCGCACGGGATGAAGCGACTGGTCAGTTCGTTCGTCAGGAAATCGAAGTCTACATCGACATGACAATGCCGATACCGGGTCGCCCTGGGAAGACAGTCGGCGACTACGCATACGAAATGCACGAACACCTAACACCGGTCGGCCCGCTGCAACTGGGCCCGCTCTCTAGCGCGAAAGCATCCGGCGCAACTGTCGGCGGCGGCTTTCTGACCAGAGCGATGGAACAAGAGGCCCAAGGATTGATTCAAGAGCTTGCAATGGACCTGTTCGGCGGATAACATGACCACTGACCCTGAAAGTCTCCTTTCGCCAACCCTGAACCAGTTGGCTTTTTTTTGTCTGTGGAAAAAGCATCCATTTTATGGTATGTTCCGCATCGCGCAATACAACCCCCTTTGCAAAGGAGCTACACCATGTCTGATACCAAAAACGTCAAGTTGGGCGTCTGCAAAGTCTTTTACGACGGCAAAGACCTCGGCTACACCCAGGGCGGCGTTACCGTTACTGTGAAGACCGACACCCACAAGGTGAACATCGACCAGTTCGGCAAAAGCACCGTGAACGAATTCATCATGTCCCGCGACGTGACTGCAAAAGTTCCGCTGGCTGAAACCACCCTCGCCAACCTCGTGACCATCATGCCGGGCGCAACCCTGGTGACCGTTGGTGGCTCTGCTGCTACCGGCAAGATCACCGTGGCTTCGGTCCCTGCCGACGGCGACACTGTCAACGTCAACGGTTCTGTGATCACCTTCAAGACCGCATCCACCGGTGCCGCGAACGAAGTGGTCATTGGCGTGTCCGTAAGCGCAACTGCCATCGCCTTGGCTGCGTTCCTGAACGCCTCCGTCGCGGCGAACATTTCGGTCGCAACCTACGTCGCCGTTGCTGGTGCCGTAAACGTGACCTACGACACCCTGAGTGCCGCTGGCAACACGATGACCCTGGTCGCCGGTCAAGCCTCGGTAACTGTTCTGGCGATGAGCGGCGGCGCTGCACCGACCTCGCAAAGCGTTGAAGTGACCACCGCTATCGGCACTTCCCTGCTGGACATCGCGAAAGAGCTGCGCCTGCACCCGATGGCTCTGCCGGATTCGGACAAGTCCGAGGACTTCGTCATTCCGCTGGCTGCGACCGCTGGTGCTCTGGAATTCGCTTACGAGGTTGAAAAAGAGCGAATCTTCAGCACTGAGTTCAGTGGCTTTCCTGACTCGGCGAACGGTGGTAAGCTGTTCCGCGTCGGTGCCTAAGAGCCCAAGCGCCTCACCGAACCCGCCCTAACAGGCGGGTTTTTAATTTGAACTGGAGACTTACCCATGACCAAGATTCTGAACATTGACACCCTGACTTCCGATCAACGCACCCTCGTTCTGGGCGGTGTTGAGCATCCAGTGGTGGAAATGAACGTCGATAACTTCATCGCTACCACGAAGGCTGCTGAAGAGCTGCAAAGCACCAACGCGCCTTTGACCGCCCAAGTGGAAAGCGCTGTGAGCCTGATCATCCGTTCTGTTCCGACTGTCTCCCGGGACACCCTGAACAAAGTTCCACTGCGTCACCTGCAAACCATTGTCGCGTTCGTTCGCGGTGATGAAGTCGAAGCAGTGCCGGATGCGTCCGAGCCTGTAGTGCCAGGTGCAAAGCGCCCACGCGCCCGCAAGTAAAAGAAGTCGACTTCGGCTTCCACTTTTGCCGAGTGATTCACTTTTACGGACTATCCCAGACCGCCGTGATGGAAATGCCCATCCGGCGGTTTTGGCTTTTTACAGCCAACGTAGATAGAATCATGGCGCAAGGTGACATGCGGGCGCTGAACGTAGCCGCAAGCGCAACAACTGGAGAGAGCGGCCAGGAGTTGCAAAAAAGGCTTGTTATCGAACTTGGCACAATCCAGGTTCTGGAAGAGACCGGCCCCCTTTATGAAAAGCGCGATCAGGCTGCATTTGACCAACTGAAAACCATGCAATAGCCACGTAGGAAACACCATGACAAACGCAGTCGGCGGGAACATCAAGGTCACACTGACGCTGGACGACGCGGGCTTTACTGTGAAGAGCAGGGAAGCGCGAGACGGCGTGAAGGGGTTGAACACCGCGTTCGGCCAAGCGACAAAAGCCATGGACGGTTTCGAGACCAAAATCGGAACCCTGGGCAAAAACGTCTCCCTCACTTCAAACAACCTGAAGTCGTTGCAAGCCAGTTCCAAGGCACTTGAAAGCCAGTTCGCGTCGGCAGGCAAGTCCATGGCGAGCTTCAACACTTCGGCCGAAGCTGCTAGTCGAAACTCCGAACTGCTGAATGGCGTGGTGCTGAAACTCGCACGCCTGCTGGACGGTGCAACGACTGAAACGAACAAGGCGAGCGCCGCGAACAACAAGCTCGCCGCAAGCCAGAAGGAAGTGGCATCGACGTCGGCTGCAACTGTCAACGGCTTGAGCGCCCAAGAGCGAGCAATGCGCAACCTGGGTGATGCCCACGCGAAGGTAGCGCAGCAAGTCGTGCTCGCCGCCGGTCTGCGCAAGAACGAAAACGCGAAAGCAGCCGCCGACGAAATCAACACCAACAACCGCACCCTGGCTTCGAAGAAAGCAGCTCTCGATGGTCTGGTGAAAGCCGAACGCGAATACCAGCGGACCCTGAGTGCTGAAAAGTCCAAGCAGATGGCTCTGCAACAGCGCGTAGAGAGCCGCCGCGACACCAACGGCCGGATGATGGGCTCGAACAGCCCTCAACTCGCCGCGTATCAGCGTGAGCTTGCATTGCAGAACCAGAAGGTGGAAGCGCTTCAGCGTGGCTTGAGCATCATCAGCCAGGAAGGCGTGAAGCTGAACACCAACATCAGCTCTATCTCTGGCATCAACCGTATGCTGAACGAGCGCATCGGTCTGGAAGGCCGGATCGAAGCGGCGTTGCAGCGTCAGAATGCCCGGGCCCAGGAATACCTGAACACCCAGCGTCAAAACGCGAGCAAGGCAAAAGAACAGCTTGAGACCTCCCGTCAACAGATGGAAATGGTGAAAGGTCTCGCCCAGCTCTACGCCGGGGCTAAAATCGCCCAGGGCGAGAAGGCGTCCATTCACTCGGCCGGTGAGTTCGAGCGGACAGGCGTTCGCGCAAAATCCATGGGGATGAGTCCAGAAGAGCAGTCCCAGTTCGACTACATGAGCAAATACGACTCCAAGACACACCCGGGGTTGAGCTTCAACGACGCAGCTACCGCGCGAATCGGCGCGATGGGTGGTCTCGCAACAACGAACCAGCGTCAGATTAACCAGACGCTGCCGACCGCAATCGACACCGCGCAAAACATCCAATACATCACGGGTGACGAAGGCAAGGACTCGTTCGAGAACTACATTCGGAACCTCTACGGTGTTGCTGAAGCACGTCAGGTGCAATACAACCCTGAGAAGACCAAAGCAACGATGGAAATGTTGCAGAAGATCATGTCTGCGACCGGTAACAAGATCGACATCCCGGACGTCGAGACGCTGCTGCGCCGTATCGGCCCAGGCGGCGCCGCTCAACTGTCCGATAACGGCATCATCAACAGCGTTGCTTTGCTCGACCAGATGAAAGTGTCCGGTGGTGCTGGCGGCGGTGGTGCTGGCGGCGTGTCTACCGTGGGCACCATGTTCAAAATGCTTCAGGCTTACGCGAACGGCAAAACCATGTCGAATGAAATGGTCTCGCAAGCGGCAGAGTCTGGCATTCTGAACACCGACGCTATCGACGGCGGCGGCACCGCTGACGGCTCCCAGAGAGACGCAACGCCGAAAGACAACTCGCTCAAAAAGATCATGTCGCAAGCCAAGAAGGCTGGCTTCAAAAACGCCGAACTGTTCAACACCGACCCGGTAACGGCCGTCCGGGAAATGATGGCTACGGTTCTGGGCACGATCAGCAACGAAGTGAACCGCAAGAAGTATTTCGGCGACTCCGACGTCAACGACCCGGAAGCGCAACGTGCGGCATTGAGCAAGTGGGCTACCCGTAACGGCACCACGACCACGGCTTCCCAACTGCTGACCACCATCGCTGACCCGCGTATGCAGGAGCGGGTCGACCACCAGAGCGGCATGATCAAAGGCGCTGCCGGTGTAGACGACCTGAAAAAACTCCGTATGGACACATACGAGCAACAGGTGAAGAACTTCGACGCTGCAATGGCGAACCTCAAGGTG